GCCAAGTCATCGCGATCCCAATTAGCCGAAGTAATGGTCGTGCTGTTTGTGAAGTTGGCAGCCGTTACTAATGCCCAAAGGTCATTGAAGAACAGGCGTCCGCAAACTTCGAGTCCTGGAGTGATGAAGTCATCAACAAGATTAATGGATGACTTCGAGCGTTCCAAGTCGTTAAACTTGACGGTGAAGCCTTTCCAGTTGTTCAGATTGACCGTTACGGGATTGTATGTCACGTCCTCGGCGGCGGCGGCATATCCGCCAGAAAGGTCGCCGTTGCCGACAAGCTCGTCGACGTAGCGTGTTCCAATAGATTCTCCACTGCCGGCAATGTCGCTGGAAAAGTCGGTAGTGAATGCGTTAAGTGGAGCGAATGTCTCCACGAAGTCGGACAAATTCTCCTGAGAGAGTTTTGCGAGGTTTACATTTTGTAAGTCGTTAGCCATAGTATATAGTGAGTTGGGTTATTTGATCAGGTGTGAGTTTTCGGCATACCAAGCGTTTTGCTCGTCAACCGGGATAGATTCGTATTTGTTCCAAAATTCCTCTTCAGTCATTTTGGCGGCGCTTGGCGTCAAGTCGTTGTTCGGCTCGTCTGGAATCGCAGGGTGCCCGGCCTCGGCCATAAGCTCGGCGGCTTTGTCGGCAATCGCTTGCGAAGTTTGTTCAGTCGCTTTGACAAGCTCGTCGGCGTGTTCAGATTTCATCGTTTCAATCGTTTGATCGTTCGCTGCGATGATCACGTCGCGTGCTTCAATGTCTTCGATTAGCCCGTCAAATTTGCTATTCAATACTTCGATTTGCCCGTCGCGGTCCTCAAGTTTCGAGTTGAGCGATTCGATTTGGCGCGCTTGGCATTCAATTTTGATGCCGTCGATCTTCGCTTGCGGAACGCTTGCAAAGTCCTTGAGCGTTTCCATGTCGCCAATCGAAGCGGCGGCAAGGTTGGCGCCTTCGATAGTGTCGATCGAATCCGGCTTCGAGTGCTTCTTCCGCCGTGTAATAAGTCGTGGCGTCCATTGCGGCGTCCAGTTCTTCGACACTCAAATTTGATCGGTCATAAGCGTTGCGAATGTTGTTTTCCATCTTGTCGAGCAAGTCGGCATCTTTGCGAAGTTGCTCCGCGTCGCCTGCGCTCATTGTCCAAGGGTTGTGGATCATAAACAAGCCATTCGCAGCCATGTGAACCTCGTCGCCGGCCATTGCAATGACCGAACCCATAGAAGCGGCCATTGAATCAATGTGCGTGACAACTTTCGCGCTATGTCGTTTCAACGCGTTGTAAATCGCATTGCCTTCGACGATAGAACCGCCGCCGGATTGCACTCGAAGATTGATCGTCTCAACGTCGCCGAGCGCAGTCAGTTCGTCAATAAAGTCTTTGGCCGTGATGCCCCATCCGCCGATATTGTCGTCGATAGAGATTTCGGCTTCGGTGGACTTTGCGCCCTCCGCGTCGGTATTGCGGCTCATTGCGAACCATTTGTTTTGAGTGTCCATATTAAGTAGGGTTATTGTGTCAAGTTTCCTCGTTTTGGTTGGTTTCGTTGTCGTCGTCCGGCATTACGTCGCCGGGCATTAGAGAGGTGCCAAGTCGAACGCGGTCGATGCCATACTCGGTGGCAATCTCGTCCGATTTCTGCAAATACTCCGCGTTCTTACGTGTAAACTCGATCGGATCGTATCCGCGACGTGCTAGGATTTCCGGCACACTGGCAACGCCCGCCCGAATGTCGTCGCGGTCCGCCTTGCGTGAGTTGCCATCGGTCGACGGTAAACTCGCGCGGCTTCGTAAAGCTGCACTTATACCAGTCAGCGGGTAGCGTGTAAATGCCCTGCTTCGCTCGCTTGGCGATAACGTAGAGCGCCATGCGCTTTTTGAAGCGTGCAATACACTCGAAACGGTCGTTGATAGAGTCGTTAATATCGCGTTGAAACGCTCGCACGCCTGCGCCTCCTACGGCGCTAGAATCGAGCATTTCGCGGCGCCATTCCATACCATAGAAAGCACCGGCTTCGATCTTGTCGCTGAACTTTAAAAATCCCTCGCTCGGTCGACTGGAATCGTGCGACTCAAGCGACGCGCTGTTTTTCAGATAGCGAATCGTGCCGCCGGCAAGCAACTCGGATTGGAATGGCGCCTGTGTCGAGCCATATTGCCCGTTGATGACGGCGCGGCCCATGTCGCGCGTGCCTGTCTCGTTTTTCTCCTTTAAAGTGATCGCCGCATTTACTTTCTGCGCGATTTTCTCGTAGTCGCGAACCTCGGCCAAGTCATACCAGTCGAGCATCCCGGATGCAATCGCCGGAACGCCGCGACCTTGAGAAAACCAATCTGGATCGACGACGTGAACCATGTCGCGTGCTGAAACGTCCATGTGGTCGTCGCCGTTTTCAGTAATCACACGATACGCAACTTCGGTCCCGTATTCGTTATAAATAATGCCGTTCTTGATCTTTAGGCCGCGATAGGTGCCAGATTCCACGCGGTCGCTGGTATCGTATGGCGAGCAACCGATCCGATGCGCTTCCAAATACTGCAAGCGCGGGAAACCGTTTTTGTTTTCAGTGAGCAGAACGAAATAGTCGCCATCTACGTCGATCGACTTCGATTCGATCTTTACATTGCGGCGGAATGAGAACGCCGGGCCGCGAATGTCGAGCAATCCGTCTATGCTTGCCATGTCCGCTTCGACTGCTTTAACAAATTCTTTATCCTCGGAATGCGACTGAAAGCGCCACGATTCGCCGTAAACTTTGCCGCCTTTTTGTTTCACGGCGCCGCTGACTGTCGAGTTGCTTGTATAAATATAGCGCGCGTCAGATCGTAGTAGCAACGTCTTGTGCCGGCTCATTAGGTCGAGTAAATCGCCGTTGAAATTGCCTTGCGTCTCGCGCTGCGGGCTCGTTGATGCGGTCGGATAGCCGTTATTATTCGACCATGAATTTGACCACGAATGCCACTTGTTTGTGATCTTCTTAGAAAAGGTTTTTATTGGATTCGCTGCCATAGTCTTAATATCTCGCGTTTTGTGTGAACGCTGCGACGGTGCGGTCGGTGACTTGTCCCGCCTCGTCTAGTAAATACGCTTTTAACTCGGCGTCAGTCATTTCGCCGCCACTAGCGCCGCCAAGGTTGAGCATACGCCACGATTCGCGGACCATTTCCAAGAATGACGCCCCGCTTTGGCCTTCCGGCATTTCGTAAGTAAATGACTTGCCTTGCACGGTGGCAGACACGACGTAGCGCCCGCCCTGCTCGGCGGTCGTGTATTGATTGGCGGCAAGTTGCTCGATCGCCGCAATAGTGCCGGCGGTCGTTTTGCCGACGTGGACCCAAACTGAAAAAATAAAAGCGCGCATTTATATGCGCGCTTGTGTCAAGTTTGGCCTAGAAAGAGAGAAAAGAGAACTGGCGAATCACGCAACAAATCAGAATTTGCGCGTGTTATCCCTGTTCTCAGATGAAAAATCTCGAATCCTCTCTGCGTCTTCTTTTGAAAGCCCCCTACCGATTTGGCCCATTGGGTCTAGCTCTAATTCGCTGAGGTATTCGGGCAGGTCGTCTGTATTCCCTTGGCAGTTCCAGAACCACCACTGATCGCCCATGCTTTGCGGCGTTGCGTGTTGGTAGGTGATTCCAAGCTCTTTCATTACGATCTGAGCGTGTCGATTTTCGCCGCATTTCATTCCTGCGGTCATCATTTTATATCTTAGGTGTTTCATAGTTGTCTTTGCGTTTAGTGGTGAGAACCTGTCTAGCGACTCAATAGATTTCGCTGGCGCTCATCTACGATTCCTCTCTGGAGTTAGAAGAAAGAAGCGTCATTGAGCATATCTTGATTTTAGGGTCGATTGGAGGATCTTCGACCGTAGCCATTATGTCATCTTTCAGCCTCGTGTAGCTCTTGTAGCATTCGACTGGCTGACCCGTTTGGGCTATGCCGTCGAGACTCGCCACGGATTGACCGCAGCTTATTATTTCAGCGTAGTAGTGGTATATGTAGATCATAGTGTTATTGGTTTCTAACCATTGCATCGACTCAACTCGCAGACTCGCGAGTCATGCTGGTGTTCTCTGCTTCAAAATCAGGCACATAGTCCCATTTCGTTGGGTCAGTAGCCTCCTTCATTGCATCCTCGATACTGTCAGCGAAAGTGTGACCGTAGCCTTTTCGATCCTCCGTTTCACACGTCCAGACCGTTGACCAGTCGCCAGTGTCAGCGATAGGGTAGTCGGTCCAATATACCTTGGCTCCTTCCTCGTTTGCCCATTCGAGCAGAGAACCAGCCGCATCTACGCAATGCCTATGCTGGCATTCCTGTGGTGCTAGTTCCGTTTTTACGATCTCACCGTTGCGGTGTTTTTTATATATTTTGTCTGTCGGCATAGTCATGGTAGTGCTAAGTGTTATGTAAGTGAATTTACCAAGTCGAATGCCGCTTCAGCGTCCACGAAGTCTTGAAGGTGATACTCCTTGCCGCCATATTGCGGAATCTCGAAAACTCGATACATTCCGCCTATGACTTTAATCCTCCATCCATCCTCGATGTATCTCTTTGGCTGTATTGTCAGATTCATGCCATCGGGGAAGCATACATAACCAGCCGATACGGACAAATCCGAGGCTGCGGGTTGTTTTGATGCTTTAGTGTTTTTCATAGTATTATTTCAGTTCGTCGGATTGTCCGATCTCAGTGCTATCTGTTACAGCATCGTGTAGAATTTCCCCACCGTGTTCATCCAAAAGCCACGTTGCAAGGCGTCTCTCGACCTCCTGAAGGGCTCTTGAGTCTGTCCGAGGGTCAAACCCTAGCTCTTCCCCTAGAAGCCATTGTAAGCGATCTCTGACGGTTTGCATTTGCTGGATTTCTGCCTGATTGTATTTTTTTAGTGTCATGCGTTTGTAATTCTCCCTTGCTCGCTGGTTAATGGCATCTGTTATTTTGCACATTGGTGCTCTAATGCGTTGCCGTTTGAGTGTAGATAGATCACTTTGCCGTCTTTTGACAGTGTGAGGCCGTCTAACTTCCAGCCGTCCACCTGTGTGAGCATGTAGGCAGCTGCGTGTTGTGCTTCGTTGAGTTGCGGGTTTTCGCTTTTGAATTGTTTTGATGTTTTCATGTTATAGTTTCTCTAGCTGATTTATTAGTGTTTTCATGGCTTTTACTACGCTGCTCGTAGCCTCTCTTTGCCCCTTCTTAAAGGCTGAATTACACACACTCAATCCTTGGTGCGATCCTCCTAGCATGTATTCAGCCGTAGTGTATCTTTCTCCGCATCCAGTGCACTCATACCTTCTCCGAGTCCCTCCCTTTGTGGGTCTCGTCTCGAGGCACTTCATTCTTTTTTCGCATTTCAAGCAATTCATGTTGTTTCCTTTGTTAAATTGCCATTTCGATAGCTACCTGCCTATCTAGGATCATTAAATCCAATACCTTGAACTCCTGCGAGTCAAAAACGTCCTGCTCGTATAGCTTAACAAGCTTTATATCCAAGTTTAGCAGCTTCATATCATCGCCCGCAGCTTCCTTGATTCTCTGTGACATTTCTTTAAAGTGGTCTGTTCGTATTTTCATGGTTTCTTTGTGTGTTATTGCCCCTTAGAGGCTGTTTTAGTTGGTGTGAAGGGTAAGTGTCGTAGTTAAGAACTACCAGACTCCAAGGGCGTCCCCTTGGCGATACCTGT